GTCCCAAAACTGGACGACGCCAACTGGGCCGGTACTCACAGGTCGCACGAGTGTACGCTTATCATTACTGAGGGTGACTCGGCCAAGGCTCTTGCTATTGCTGGCTTGAGCGTGGTAGGCCGCGACAGGTTTGGCGTCTTCCCACTGAGAGGCAAACCACGCAATGTGCGGGATGCTTCGGTAAAGCAAGTGACTGAAAACGAGGAGTTCAACAATCTCAAGAAGATTCTTGGGCTCCAACATGGAAAGACCTATAATTCTGTAAGAGAATTGCGGTACGGCCGACTCATGATTATGACCGACGCAGACTTGGACGGGAGTCACATCAAGGGTCTGGTCCTGAACATGTTCCACGTGTATTGGCCCAAACTGATCGACCTTGGGTTTGTGGTGTCCATGGTGACACCTGTGATCAAGGCGGGCAAGTCGTGGTTCTTCACGGAAGATGCGTTCCGGGAAGCACAGGCTCAACGGTCTGGTGGGCTCCCGGGTCCGGTCAAGTACTATAAGGGTCTGGGAACATCGACAAGTGCCGAGGCCAAGGAATATTTCAAGCAAATTGATAAGCTGACTGTGGCGTTCGGTGCAGACAAGGATATGAATGAGTCCATGATGCTTGCGTTCGCCAAGGCCTTGTCAGACAATCGCAAGGAGTGGCTCACGAAACACATGGCGACGCCACCTCCCGGTGTACCATACGGCCAAGTCGCCAAGCTGTCCGTATCTGATTTCGTGCACCGCGATCTCGCCAACTTTAGTGCCGAGGACATCAAGCGCAGTATCCCACACGTCGCGGATGGGCTCAAGCCGAGTCAACGCAAGGTGATCTACGCGTGTCTCAAGAAGGGCCTGACGCAAGACATGAAAGTGGCCCAGTTGGCCGGGTACGTGGCAGAGCACACGGCATACCACCACGGGGAGGCCAGTCTCCAAGGAACAATCATCAATTTAGCCCAAAATTTCGTGGGTGCAAACAATCTGAACCTGCTTGAGCCTTCAGGTCAGTTTGGGACGCGCTTGGCAGGTGGTAAGGACGCAGCCAGTCCCAGGTACATCTTCACGCGTCTCAGTCCCCTGGCCAAAAAGATTTTCGATCCGACGGATGCCCCTGTGCTCAAATACGTTGTGGATGATGGTCAGCGAGTGGAACCCGAGTACTATGCACCGGTCCTCCCCATGATTCTCGTCAACGGTGCGGAGGGGATTGGCACGGGATTCAGCTGTTACGTCCCGCCGTATGACGTGGAGATCATCAAACACAATATCCGGTGTGTCCTTGACCAGGTGGCGATGGCCCCGATGGTTCCACACTTCAAGGGGTTCAAGGGCAAGGTGACAAAGACCAAGGATCACACGTGGACGCTTGAGGGTCTCGTGACCAAGGAAGGCTCTCAGTATCACATCACAGAACTCCCGCCGGGCAAGTGGATTCAGGACTTCAAGGAACACTTGGACGACTTGGTGGACAAGGGCACGATCCAAAAGTTCGAGAACCACTCGACGGAGACCCAACCAGACTTTCGGATCTGGGGCGCCGCCTTTGACGACCCTGTCAAGGATCTCGGACTTATCAAGACGATCCACACCTCGAACATGTACCTTATAGCTGCAAATGGAGCGGTCAAGAAATACGCAAGTCCAGAGGAGATTCTGGTCGACTACGTGGAGATTCGATTGGGCGTGTATAAGAAACGCAAGGCATGGCTTCTCAAGGAATTCGATTCTGAAATTGAGTGGCTCAGTGAGAAGGCCAGGTTCATCACGGGGGTGATCAATGGGTCACTCAAGGTGTTGAACGTCCCCTTGGCCCAAGTCCAGCTCCATCTGTCCAAGGCTCAATTTAAGGATGAAATTTGGGAGAAGCTGTTGGATATCAAGACGTATCAGTACGTGGCAGAGGAAGTCAAGCGCCTTCAAGATCTGGTGGCAAAGCGAAAGCATGACCGGGACGTTCTCAAGGCGACGAGTGTGGTTCAACTGTGGAAGAATAATCTGAGTGAGTTGTAGAGGGAATGCAGAAAGCGTTCCAAAATATGATTACACTTGAAAGACAAGTACAGGCGTCTATATTCAATCTCTTTAATAAAGACGTGGGACCAAGGGCTCCAGTGCCAGTCGCCCCCATGGTGGCGAGTCCATTTGCCCCGATTCCCCAACAAACACCTATTGCTCTTTCTCCAATCGACGTAAGTGGGTTTTATACAGTGACAAGTCCGATCGAAGTGACGTTTTACGCGACGACAGATGTTCCGATTATTCCTGTGAGTGCCGGGTGGTCCGGTGTAGGTTTCATTGGAATTTTAGGTCAAATTCAAGTCACGGGCGTCTCGAACGTTGCAGGGGCCACAGAGTATGGATCATACAAGTGGTCTTTTACACTTCAGACAGACACTGATCAAAACATACAGGGAACACAAGAGTCTGTAGGAGCTATTCTTTATCCACCGAATCAGTTACAGTACAACACTAAAAGAACGCAAGTTCCTGTCTATGGATATTACACGACATTTCAAAACGTCGTCACGTTTTATTTTACGGCACCTCCTCCGGTGCAAACAGGGGTTGGATGGCTTATCACAGGCCTTCCTACATTCAAAGTGCCTCTACAGATCACCTCATATTCTCAAAATTTGGACATGGCCTTTTCAACCGTTGGTTCAAACATTCCAACAGTTTCACTCGCAACACTTGTTCCTGTAGATGGTAGTATTCCTTCAAATAACACAGTACCCGTGTATGTAAATGGCGTTCCCGCAATGATTCAAGAGCCTTTATTTACGAACGCGTTTGTTCCCGGAAAATTCACAAACTATGTTTCTCCGGCGACGGTGAGTAAGATACCAAACGTACAAGTTCAACTAAACTCGAACGTTCATGTTGGAAACTATCCTGCACTCCGAGATCTCAACACGGATGTGGAATGGCAAGATCCGCAGCCCGGAACGCGTCTCTTCCCAGAAAGCGAGTACATTGAAGAAAAGAACAAGGGGTTCAGTTCGGGGTCTGTTCTTTCTCTCCAAGCGATCGGTCCTCAAGAAGAATACCTTTGGACGGACGACATGAGTAAATCTCAATGGAATCCGGCATTCAAACGCTATTCAAACTTTGTAATGTATCAAAAAGTTTATCCTTTTCCACCTCCAAATCCGTCTTATCAGGGGTCGGTCGTTCAGATTGAGCTCCGCCCAACCGAGTTGGGACACCTCTTGTCAAACATGTACCTTTCAGTAACCTTGCCCGCTCTTCCCGGAAGTAACAGTTATACACCAAACGTCGGACGCGCTCTTCTGAAACAGGTCGATCTTCTTGTGAATGAGACAATCGTCGAGACCCTGTACGACGACTGGTACGTTATTCGTGATCAGATGTTCCTCGATGCAGATGAGCAGCTTGGTCTTCAAACGGCGCTTAACGTATCAAACGCACAAGTCGGTGGGACAGTTACAATCCCTCTCGAGTTTTTCTTTTGTCGTCGCCATTCGGCTCACAATAAAGGACGCGAGCGACTTCGAAAGCCGTATCTTCCTGTGTGCGCCATGTGGAACCAGCGTTTATACGTGCGTTTCACGTTTCAACCAAACACGTGGTGGGCGAGTCTTCCGGCAAACACGAGATATGACGTGTATCCACTGGGCACGACACTGTGGCCTCAACTCATTACAGAGGAAATACTATTGGAAAATGCAGAAAAAATGTACTATCAAAACACACCACTCAAGTATATCGTGAATCGAGTTCAGAAAGAATCGACTCTTACATTCACAAGTGCTAACCCAACTCTTCAATTAACTGCAAATTATCCAGTTCAAGTTCTTGCATGGTTTTTCAGAAACAAGAACTACGAAAATGTAACTGATGGTCGATACTATGCTTCTCGGTACAGTTATGGATACACGACACAGTACATCCAGACGGGTATCGAGCTTCAGTTTCCTTCGGGCAACGCAAACTTCGTGGATGTGATTAACACCGCCAAAATTACTTTGAACAACGTGGACATTTTGAGTACGTTCCAGGGGTCCCTGTACTACTCGTTCAAGCAACCTATGGAACACTATCTCTCAATTCCTTCAAAGAATATCTACGTGTATTCTTTCGGGTTGACTCCGAAAGAGTACAATCAGGGTGGGTACTTAAATTTTTCAAAGTTAAATTCACAGACGACGTATATTCAATTGAATTTTAACGCATCGTATGCAAATCAGATCATCAGTGGATACAACTTGTACCTGTTTTACTATGGGTACAGTCTTTTACAGTTTCAGGGTGGTTTTGCTTCCCTTCCGTTTCTGTAAGCTTTCGAAGAACGTCCACAATTCCATTCGAAATTGCCCATCGCAAAAAGTTCAGTTGGGCGCATGTGGTTGTCAGACCCTGAAAGTCGATGCGTTCTGTCCGACAAAACGGATCAAAAAGCTTTTTACTGTACCCGTCCAAGCTGGATTTGTATGCTACGTGTACCGTAAAGACCTTGCCGTTTGGGGCCGTAAAAGACACGTGATTTGCCTTTGAATAGTTCGTTACAAACCATTCAAGCTTCCGGAGAGACGGGCCCTTCCCATGACCTAAAATGTCATGGAGTTGTTCGCGATTCTCGGGAACATCAAAAAACTTGGTAAGGCTTTGCAAGAGCAGATCGCTTTTGCTTCCCATTACTCAATTTTCGTTTGAAATCTCTAAGCCTCCCACGGAGCAGGCTCTTCCTTTTTCTCGGGTGGTTTGTAATGCGGTGCTTGACACTGATGGAATCCACAGTACCCATTCTCTTTGGGCTTTTTGAGACACCTCTGCTTACTCTTCAAAATGCCTTTACAAAAGTTCCCTTCGACCCGTACCGTATCTTTGATGAGCCGCTCGATGGGAATCTCATACAAACGAGAAACTTCCTCGAGAACAGCCCTGGACCTGAGATTGACCCGACGCGCCACTTCGTCTTCTATGCTTTGAAGAATCTGTTGTTGATAAGCATCTTGCTCCATACCTACTATACTGTTGGAGCTTTTAAGGGCTTTGAAAACCGGGCCAGAAAGGCGCGCTTTGCTTCCACCTCTGCCGAACTTGTTGTCTTGACCATAAATTTCTTATCAAAAATGAGATCCGCGCTGACCAGAGGTTCCAAGAGGTCCTGGACGGGTTTCTTGAACTGGTTCGTAAAGTAGTATTGGTAGTCAAGTGGAACACTCTTTTCCCGGGCCCATGCAGGATCTTCTGCCTTTTCGAACATCTTTCCTTCACCTTTCACGATGACGAAGGCAACGCGGTCCCCTTGTTGCGGCTCGGAGCCCGGGACGCGCGTACGCATCTTGTCCCGAACCGTGACATGCGGCTGTGGAACCTTGTACTCGGCCGCCAACTGCTTACTCATCAAGAGCTTGTCCATCGGGACTTCACCCGCCATGAGCTTCCGAGCCGCGTCACGCGCAAAGTCTATGACGGGCGTGGGATTGCTTGACTCGAGGACCATTCCCAAGAGGCTCTTGAGCGTTTCACGCACGAACGGGCACGAGTCTCGCCGAACCACTTGCAGACCCTTGACATCAATCTTCTTGAACTTGACGACGAGTGTGCCGTCTGGCGAACGACCCCCTTCCCACATCTTGGCTGCGTACCGCTTCTTGGAATACAGAAAGTACGGACAATACACCTTCTCCAACTCCAAATCGTTTGGCGCTTTGAAGAGCTTTGTACACTGTTCGGCCGCCTGCTCACCGAGATGCCATGAGTAGTCGATCGCTTCTTGACCTTTCCGCCCTTGGACGTCAAACTCAACCATCACGGAGTCTGTATCCCCGTACCGCACCTTGGCGCCGGGGAAGTTCGCCTCAACATAGTTCTTGGTCTCTTCAATCATTTGTCGTCCACGCATAGTGACGGTCGAAGCAATGGCAACAAGCGGTAAAATACCTTTCGAAGCCCCGCAGAACCCATAGATACTATTCATTGAGACTTTGTACGCGAGCTGTTGGCCGTTATACACAGCCTCCATGGGCGTTCCCTCGGCGGCTGCCATGAGCTTCTTGGCCTTTTTGCGGTACGCCTTGAGGTCTGTCAAGATCACCGGAAGCAGACTTGGAACATTTTGGGCGAATCTATGCGGTCCAAACTGCTCGTACTCAACGCCTGGCAAGTTGTCATACTTCGGGTCCATCACCAACGTGGAGTAACACA